TGCTAATTCTTTGTGGTTGAAAAGAGATGAAGTTGATGCAGCCGCTAATAATGCTCAGGGTGCTATGGCTCAAATTGGCACCACAAAGTTTAGAGTTTTGTTCAACTACACTCAAGGCTTCGTAAGCGGAATTTCTTGGGCACAGGATGTAAACTCTATCGGTACTTTGCTTTCTCAATGGGACTCTATTGACGACAATTTCTTCATTGAAGGCTATGATAATGGAACAGAACAAATGGTTATGTGGAAAGATGCTCGTTCTGGGCATATCATGTTCTGCTCTACTATAGACGTAAACAATGATTACTTAGTTCCTTGGTTCTACAAGTATCAGCATGTATTAAGAATTGTTGCTGACAGATATGTTGTTTGGAACTCAGGCAACTACGTCAACTGCTATGATATAGAAACTGGAAAGAAAGGACATTGGTCATCAGATTGGAATAACCGCATTTTAAGTGGATTTACTTCATCTAACGTAACTAACGATGACGCTAAAATTCCAAACTATTTCTACAGCTCTGCTTCTACAGCCTCTGGTGTTGATGTTGCTTATTTAACAACGAAGTCGTTTACGCCTTCTCAATTGACAGCTTACAACCCTTATCAGTCTATCGTTATTGGATTTGAGAAAGCAATTAGTGTTGGTGGTGGTAAAGTTGATTTCTTTGCTTCGTCAGGAACTTCATCACCTATTTACAAAACATCATTCATTTGGGCTGGCTCAGGTTTAGGAACTACTATAAATGGTCAGTTAGACGGTATTGTCTATCCTGTTATTTCTACGGGTGGAGCTTATTACAATTATCCAATGCCTTCTACAGAATTTGTCAAATCATTTGCTGGAAGATTTGCAACCAAAATAAATGGAATTGGCTATTCAATGGTTTATGACGGTATAAGACCAGTTGGATTATACAATTCTTCATCAATGGTTGACAACATTGAAGAGTTCTTTATAATCAACTCTCAGTATTATGCTATAGTAAATGACGTTATTTGCGCAATTTCTTATAACACGAATTATGTTTTGAATGGAATTGACCAAATCGTTGACGTGAATGGATTGCAATTCATTGGTGCATTCCCATCATGTGCTTATTTCTATTCGCCGTCATCTCATAGCATTTATGCGTTTACTGGTGATGCTGATTTGCAGTTGTTTGTTCAGTCAGACAAGATTACAAACATTTATTGGCATTTGTATGCTCCAAATAATGAATGGATTTATTTGAACACTAACAATGGACTTTATGTTCTAACTCAGAATAATGTATTCAGAATGGCTGACATTTACAAGCCAAATGACTCTTCTCTTGACATTGATGAAGCTTGTTTTATCGGATATAGTGTAGATAAAGACTACAACATCATTGGGTTCTTAACTGGCTCACAATCTGCTGAATTCTACAAGCTTAATATGGACTATACTGGTTATGACTCAACTAAGAACAATAAGGTAATCATTAAGTCGGCTTTCTATGGTCCAGGTGATATGCAACAGGAGATTTTCGACGCTTGGTATGTAAAGATTGCTAATCCAAATCATGATGCTATGACAATCAAGATTCAGACAAAGCTGATAAGGGACAATAAAGTTGTTAGCAATCAGCAAGATGTTTACAAGCCTTCTAATGAGTCTTTGGATGAAAATGACAACTACATTATTCGTTATCAGCCAAACGACCAAAGACCAGCTCTTGCTTCTGCTATTGAGATTGAGTCAACAGTGCCGATAAACAGTATTTCAGTAAGTCATTCTCCAAACAGTACATTCATTTATAATAATGAAAAGTATGTAACTAACAAGGACTTGAACATATAATTTTAGGAATTGCAAATTATGACACGAAACGAAGTCTTAAATGCCATCAGCGAGTTAAAATCGAAGCGTGGTGGCTTCAAACAGAAAGCTGAAAGAAATATACGCATATATGAAGACACTTTGAATATCTCATTGGATGATGTGAACTATGAAAATGTAGTCGGATTTTATAAACAGGGTTCTCAGTATGATACAACTATCGACATGTCTTTGAATGTCATCAAGTCTTGTATTGACACGCTTGTTAGCAAAATTGCTTCTACAAAAGTAAGACCACATTTTAATACAGTAAATGGTTCTTTCAAAGACGTAAGAGTTGCTCGCCAAGCGCAGATGTATTTTGACCAGATTTTCGATATTAAGAATATCAATAAACAAGTTACTGAATGCTTCAGAAATGCTTGTATTTTCGATACAGGTATTATTTATATTGACCCTTTCAGCAAAACAATCAAGAATATCCTTCCTTGGCAAGTTTATTTCAGACCAGCTGAGAAAACTTATGGAAACTTGACACGTATTTATTATGAAAGAAAACAATATCCAACAACTTTGTTGCCTGATTACAAAGGTCGTGAAGACTATATCGGGTATGGTGTTTATTTTGACACAGTAAACCATGTTTGGGCAGAAATGTATTCTACTGGAGAGGTGAAAATTCATAGTTATGAAGCTGATGTTTTGCCATTTGTTTTCATCAATTATACGCCTCCAATTGTAGGAAGCTCTTCTACTTCTATCGTTGATATGCTCATCGCTATTCAGATTGAGATAAATCAACTCGCTAATACAGTAAAAGACGCTTCTCAATTAAGCCCAGCAAATACTATTTTGGTTCCTCAAGGCACAAACATCAATGTCAGGAAGATGAATAATGGAATCGGAAATGTCATCGGATATTCTTTAAGTGGAAATATCCCTGCTTCTCCAATTACAGTTGCAACTCCTTCTTTCATCGACCCCCAGTACATGAAGACAATTGAAGAGCTTAAAGAGACTGCTTATGAAATGGTTGGTATTTCCCAGTTGTCTGCAACATCTCAAAAGCCACAAGGACTTAATTCTGGAATTGCTTTACAAACTATAGAAAACATAGAATCAGACAGGTTTGAAACACAATTAAACTCTGTTATCCGAGCATATACAGACATAACTAAAATCTGTATGCAGGTATTCAATCCTGAAGAAGACATTCTTCCAGGCGACCAATTCAGAAGTTCTATCACATGGAAAGACATTTGTGATGAAAATGATAACATGAAAATCCAATATTCTTCAATGGATGCTATCAGCAAAGACCCATCAACTAAATTACAGATTTTACAGTCTATGGCTCAGATGGGGATTATTCCAGCAAATACAATTTCTCAGTATCTTGAAATGCCGGATATTGATAAATCATATTCACGTCAAAATAATAACTGGAATGCAGTTCAGACAGTGATTGAAAGGTGTATCGACGGTGGAATATATGAAGTTCCTGCTTTTGTTCCTATTGATTTTCTTGAAATGGAAATTATTAACACGCAGCTTTCATTGTTTGCGGCTAATCCGGATGACAACATTGATGACATCAATAAACTGACCAAGCTCTTTGAGATTTGTCTAAAAACACAGAACAAGTTTGCTCAAGCTATGGAAGCTAAACAGCAAGAAGTAAATCAGCAGTATGCAGAGGAGATGGCGGAATAATGTTGAATTTCGATGTTAAAGATAAAACAGGCGTACAATTCGAGACAATCATGTCTTTGCAGCAACTCGCTACTCAGATGTATCAACAAGATATGATGATTGGTGCCCCACAAGGACAGGCACAAAATCCACAAACAACAGCACCAGCGGGAGAACAACAATTATGAAAATGAGTGCATCTCAGGTCGTTAATTACGCAAAATCATTGGCAGATTTACAGGACACATCTTTTATTAATTATGGAGATGCGGTTCTTAACTTAAACCTTGCTTATAGAAAAGTCTATCAAGACATTATCAATAATGGTGACTTAAATTATCTCGAAGAAGTTGAGATTATAAATAACGCAAACAAAGCTCTTTATGAAATACCAGAAGATTTCTATCAACTGGCTATGGTTGTTGATGAATACGGAGTTGAAGTGCCAAAACTTCGGCTTTCTTATGGACCAGCTGATACTGGTTTTATTATTAAGAACAATACAATTTACTTTCAGAATGTGCCAAACACTGTAACTATCAAATATTATCCAAACCCCGCTGAAATTACTTACAAAGCTGAGCATAAAGCTTTGAATAACAATTTCGGTTTGGTTAGATTTATTAGTGGATTCGATAAAACAGCTCTTACTGAGG